CAAAGGATTAACGGCTAACCAAGCAAAAGATTTATCAGACGCAATAACAACTTATAACACAGCAGTACGAATAGACCCTGATGCTACTGCTTATATCGCTGCTGCTGGTATAACTGACCCAACAGAACAAGCGGCTGTTATTCAACTTGTTTCTGACTTAAAAGGAACAGGAAGTACTACTAATAATACCGATTTGTGGACAGGGCTAGATGCAATTTATCCAACATCTCCAACTTCCCTAGCTGCTGCGGAATATAATCTTAAAGACCCTGCTACTTACCAAATCACTTGGTACAATTCTCCTACACATTCAAGTGCAGGAGTAGCTTTTGATGGCTTAGATCAGTATGGAGATACAGGATACGCTCCTACCGATGGACTACAAAATGATCATTCTTTAGGAACTAATTTTAGTGCATATTCTGGAGGTAATGGTGCGTTAATAGGGGCAAGAACAGCAAACTCTCCTAATCTATTTAATGGTGTTCTTGGTTATAATAATAGGACATATTATAATGTGAACGCCTCTCTTGGGTTTTCGAGGTCTGGGGGTATAACATCTGGACACTATATAGTAAAAAGAGATAGTTCTTTGGTAACTTTATATAAAGACACGATAGATATTTCGAGAGTAACAGATACCTCCACAGGACAAGGCGTAAATAATTACATGATAGGTGCGTATAATTTTGATGGCGTGCCAACTTTCTTAGCATCGGGAACAATGAACTTCACCCATATAGGAGCTTCGTTAACAGCTAACCAAGTAACCGATTTATACGATGCAATAACAACTTATAACACAGCAGTACGATGACAGCTTTAATAATACCAGACGTTTCTCAATTTCCAATATTAAGTAGCATTGATGATTTCTATTGGAATCCCACTAACAACACCGTTAGCGGTGTGTATTGGCTACAATTAGAAGCTCAACTTGATTTAGACAATGCAGCAATTGCATACACTATTGGAGAGATTGAAATTGCAGAACCAGTAGACCCAATAATAGAAGATTAACAATGTAGATAATTGAAGGGGTTTAAACATATATATAATTAAATTTAATTAAATGAAAATAGAAAAAGAAGAGCTTGATAAGATTGTTGAGCAGCAGGTAGAGTTAAACAACCTACTTAAGAGAATAGGTTTTATAGAGACCGAAAAGGATGGTCTTTTAAAGGCGTACATTGAGGTGCTAAGTGACTCTAATACTAGTAAGAAGGAGCTTGAGGATAAGTACGGTGCTATCAATATTGATTTATCAGATGGTTCCTATAAGCCCATCGAGAAAAAAGATTAACGATGCCTATAATTAGAAAAATAAGTATAGGTTCGGATTACAAGAATGACGCTATGCATTATTCAGTTGGTCAGTTAGTCTACGGTGGTCATGATATATGTGACATTCTTTTTAATGAAGAAGAAAGCTCATACAACATATACATAACAAAAGACGATGAAGTTTTGCCGTGGAAGAAGTTCAATAAAAACATGGCCATCTCTGTTGAGTATGATCTGTCTTACTAATTAATGGTTTATGAACAGCATTTATGACTTTATTGTAAAGCCACTTGATGGTAGATACAATAACAAAAAGAAAATTGGTGATGTAACATTCATTACCAATACTAAAATAGAAGACTACAAAAGTGTAAGTAAAAATGGGGTGGTTGTTGCTACTCCATTAGCTTTTGATACAAAGATCAAGGAGGGTGATATAGTTAAGGTTCATCACAACGTATTCAGAAGATTTTATGATATACGGGGTAATGAAAAAAATAGTAGGAGTCACATACAGGATGACATGTATGCCTGCTCACCAGAACAGATATACCTTTACGGTGACAACGTATCGCATTTAGATTACTGCTTTGTGCAGCCAGTCACTAACGATGATCAGTGGTCAACTCAAAAAGATAGGCCATTGACTGGTATACTTAAGTACGGTAATGAGTTACTGGAAAAAGAAAACGTAATACCTGGAATGGTAGTGGGGTTTACACCAGAGTCAGAGTTTGAGTTTGTGGTAGATAGTGAATTATTATATTGTATGAAATGTAAAAATATTGTTTTGGCTTATGACAACCAAGGAGACCAAACTGAGTATAATCCAAGCTGGACAATCAGCCGTTGAGGAGTTAATTAAGGTGGCTAGAGAGCCAATTGTAACTGGGGGTGAGGATGATGTTTCAGCAGATAGATTAAAGAACGCAGCGGCCACTAAAAAGCTTGCGATATTCGATGCCTTTGAGATTCTAAATAGAATAAATGAGGAGCAGAATATGCTAGATGGTAAAACAGATAAAGAGGAACCAAAAAAGTCCTTTAGTGGATTTGCAGAAAATAGATCTAAAAAATAATGTACGACCAGACATTATTAAAAATATTAGACGGCCACATAAAGCCGCACGTTCTGAAAAGAATGAACAAGGGCAAAAAGTGGGAGTATGGGTATAATGAAGACCACGATGTTGTAGTCATTAGTAAGACTGGCCAGATAGGTGAGATTTACGAAATACAAAACCTAAAGATAGCTTTACCGTTAGAGAGTAACGTGGTTAAGTTCAAGGGTAACAAGTGGGAGTATACGGAATATCCTAAAGAGCTATCGAGGTTTAAGAGTGTATTTGAGTGGAATGATGCGCCAGAGGAGTTCAAGAACAGATGGTTTGATTACATCGACACTGAGTTTACAAGAAGAGAGGATGGTTTTTGGTTTGTAAATAATAAGAAACCAACGTATATAACTGGCTCACACTACACATACCTACAGTGGTCAAAGATTGATGTTGGTAAGCCAAATTTTAGAGAATCTAATAGATTGTTCTTTATATTCTGGGAGGCGTGTAAGGCAGACTATAGGAGTTACGGGATGTGTTATTTGAAAAACAGACGATCTGGTTTTTCATTTATGTCATCCGCTGAGACAGTAAACATGGCTACCCTATCTAGTGACTCTAGGTTTGGTATCCTATCTAAGACTGGTCCAGATGCCAAGAAGATGTTCACGGATAAAGTAGTACCTATTTCAGTAAACTATCCGTTCTTCTTTAAGCCGATACAGGATGGTATGGATAGACCAAAGACAGAACTAGCGTATCGAGTCCCAGCCTCTAAGTTTACAAGGAAGAAGTTGGACGCAAAATCTACAGTTGAAGAAATCACTGGTCTTGACACAACAATTGACTGGAAGAATACTGGAGACAACTCTTACGATGGTGAAAAGCTATCGCTATTAATTCATGATGAATCTGGTAAGTGGGAGAGACCAAATAACATCCTCAACAACTGGAGGGTCACTAAGACCTGTTTAAGGCTTGGTAGTCGCATTATCGGTAAGTGTATGATGGGTAGCACCTCCAACTCATTAGATAAGGGAGGAGAGAGCTTTAAAAATCTTTATGAGAACTCTGATGTAACTAAAAGAAATGCCAACGGACAAACAGCATCTGGTTTGTATTCTTTATTTATCCCAATGGAATGGAACTACGAGGGGTACATTGATGAATATGGATCGCCAGTTTTTGAAACACCAAAAGATAAGGTTTATGATCCATATGGTAATCAAATAAGGATTGGTGTTGTAGACTACTGGCAAAACGAAGTTGATGGTCTAAAAAATGACCAAGAGGGGTTGAATGAATTTTATCGTCAATTCCCAAGGACAGTTGAACACGCTTTTAGGGATGAGGCAAAGAATGCACTGTTTAATTTAACTAAGATATATCAGCAGATAGATTACAATCAGGACCTAAGAAATACCAATATTATAACTAAAGGTAGTTTTCAATGGGAGCATGGAATTAAAGACAGCAAAGTAATATTCATGCCTAATAATAATGGTAGATTTTTAATTTCTTGGGTTCCACCTATAAATCTGCAAAATAGAGTAATATTAAAGAATGGGATTAAGTATCCTGGTAATGAGCATTTAGGAGCCTTCGGCTGCGATAGTTACGATATCTCAGGAACCGTAAGTGGCACAGGATCAAATGGATCACTACACGGATTAACAAAGTTTTCAATGGAGGAGGCTCCAGCGAATCATTTCTTTTTAGAGTATATATCTAGGCCACAGACGGCTGAGATATTCTTTGAAGACATTTTAATGGCAATTGTGTTTTACGGAATGCCAATTCTTTGTGAGAATAATAAACCCAGATTGTTGTATCACATAAAGCGTAGGGGGTATAGGGGTTATTCAATGAACCGACCAGATAGAGTCTGGAATAATCTATCACTGACAGAAAAGGAGATAGGTGGTATACCCAACTCAAGCGAGGACATTAAGCAGGCTCATGCAGCCGCAATAGAAACTTACATAGACGAGTGTGTTGGTGTCATAGGTGACGACCATTACGGGGATATGTATTTCGACAGAACATTAAATGACTGGGCAAGG